TAATCCATTTAGCGAAGGGACTGATTGGTAATGTTTGGACAATTTCACTATCATAATGCCATACGCAAATATATCATCATGTTTGGTAACATGTTTAATGATATTGATATTATACGTTTTAATAAGGCTGGTGATAATGTTCAACAGTTACGTGTACCTATTGCATATGGTCCAAGAGAAAAGTTTCTAGCAAAACTTAGAACAGATCCAGATGGTAGAAGAGAGATAGCGATGGTGTTACCTAGATTATCATTTGAATTAGTATCTATGAACTATGCACCTGAAAGAGTTTTGAATAGAACACATAAACAATTAGGCATAGGTGGTGGTAATAATTCACTTAGACAAACATGGACACCAGCACCTTATGATTTAGACATGTCTCTATATGGTATGTTTGCAAATCAAGAAGATGCTGTACAAGTTGTAGAACAAATATTACCATACTTTCGTCCTGAATGGACAAACAGTGTAAAGATTGTGCCTGAATTGAATACATACGTAGATGTACCAACAATACTGAATGGTATGACAATCGAAGATAGTTATGATGGTAGTTTTGAAGAAAGACGAGCTATCATATATACATTTACATTTAAGATAAAAGGGTATCTATATGGACCTGTTAGTAATCGTGGTATCATACGTAGAACTCTTGTGAATACATTTGATCCTCAAGCAAACACAGCAACAGGTAATGTCATCATAAGTACTAGTGATACTAAATTACAAAGAGTTACATTGACACCAGGTTTACTTGCAAACGGACAACCTACAGCAAATAGTTCAGCAAGTATACCAATTGGACAAATAAGTGCAAACTCTAATTATGGATTTGCTTTTGATAGGGAAGATTTTTTTAACTAATGAAAAATAATGTGACAGATGGACTAAACAAAGTTTTCGAAGTGGGAACAGATTTAGTGGAAGTAGATAAAGAAAAGAAACAAGCAGACGTACCTCAAGATGTAGATAACGACTACAAGTATGCAAGAGAAAACTTGTATGGTGTTATTGAGAAAGGTACTGACGCACTAGATAGTTTACTTGACTTAGCAAAAGCGAGTGAACACCCTAGAGCATTTGAAGTTGTAGCACAACTTACTAAAACACTTGTAGATGCTAACAAAGATTTACTTGATATACAGAAGAAAGTAAAAGACTTGAAGAAAGAAGATGATGAGAAGCAACAACCACAAAATGTAACAAACGCTTTGTTTGTTGGTAGTACTGCCGAGTTGCAGAAGATGATATCTGGAAGGAATGATGATGTATGAATATAATGTAAAAGTTGTAAAAGTAATTGATGGTGATACAGTAGATGTAGACATCGACTTAGGCTTTGGTGTTTGGTTGCACAAAGAAAGAGTACGACTATATGGTATTGACACGCCAGAGTCAAGAACAAGTGACGTACAAGAAAAGTTTTTTGGACAAAGAGCAAAAGCATTTTTAGAAAAGTGGGTAACAGCTGGTGATGTTACTCTACGAACAAAGACATACGATGCAAAAGGTAAGTTTGGTAGAATACTTGGTGAATTGTGGTATGCAGGTTCACATAATATAAATCAGAAGTTGATAGATAATCATCATGCAGTTGCATATCATGGACAATCAAAAGAAGAAATACAAGAACAACATCTAAAGAATAGAGAGATAGTTCTTGAAAAAGATCCAGTAAGATAATGCCTACTCAAACATATCTTGGTAACCCTAATCTAAAAGCAAAGGGTGTACCCGTAAACTTTGATAAAGAGCATGTCAAAGAATATATCAAATGCTCTAAGAATCCTGTATATTTTGCAAAGAACTATGTTAAGATTATTAACGTAGATAAAGGACTTGTACCTTTTAAATTATATAAGTTTCAAAAAGAGATGGTTGAGACTTTTAATGCCAATCGTTTTAGTATATGTAAACTACCTAGACAGTCAGGTAAATCAACTACAGTCACAGCTTATATACTATGGTTGATACTATTCAAAGATAGTCAGAATATAGCCATTCTCGCAAACAAAGGTTCTCTTGCAAGAGACTTACTGGGTAAAATACAGTTTGCATACGAATATTTACCAAAATGGTTACAGCAAGGTATTGTTGTATGGAATAAAGGTAACATTGAGCTAGAGAATAGCTCTAAAGTTGTTGCCGCCGCCACTTCATCGTCAGCTATTCGTGGTGGTTCATACAATCTTATATTCTTAGACGAGTTTGCTTTTGTTGGTAATAATCTAGCAGAAGAGTTCTTCAGTTCTGTTTATCCTACAATATCTTCTGGACAAACATCTAAGGTTATTATTGTATCTACACCAAATGGTATGAATCATTTCTACAAAATGTGGACTGATGCTGAAGAGAAAAACAGTCAGTATGTACCTATAGAAGTACACTGGAGCCAAGTTCCAGGAAGAAACGAGAAGTGGAAAAAAGAAACAATAGCAAATACTTCTGAAGAACAGTTTCGACAAGAATTTGAATGTGAGTTTCTAGGTTCAGCTGGTACACTTATACACCCTACAAAATTAAGAACACTTGCACATGTAACACCTATGAAAAAGTGGCAAGATGTTGAGATATACGAAGAAGCAAAAGAAGACGCAGTATACGCCATGTCTGTTGATGTGTCAAGAGGTGTTGGTTTAGATTACTCTGCTTTTATTGTTGTAGATATATCACAGATGCCTTACAAACTTGTAGCAAAGTTTAGAAGTAAAGAAATATCACCATTATTATATCCAACTATCATATACAATGTAGCAAAACATTACAATGAAGCCTATGTGTTAGTAGAAATAAATGACATAGGACAACAAGTCGCTGATATATTACATCAAGATTTAGAATATGAGAACATGTTAGCAACGTCTGTGAAAGGTAGATCAGGACAACAAATCAGTGGTGGATTCTCAGGTTCATCATCTATGGGTATACGAACTACAAAACAAGTGAAAAGAATAGGGTGTTCTAATTTAAAAGATTTGATAGAACAAGATAAATTTATTGTACAAGACTATGAAACGATTGTAGAATTATCAACATTTATAAGTAAGGGTGGTAGTTATGAATCTGAAGAAGGTTCACATGATGACTTAGTTATGTGTTGTGTTTTGTTTTCTTGGTTAGCTAAACAAACATATTTTAGAGATATAACAAACACTGACATACGTCAAAAAATATACGATGAAAAGCTGAGAATGTTAGATGATGAAGCACTACCTTTCGCTATCATCGATGATGGACAACCAGAAGAAGGTGTTGTACACTCGCAAGATGATATAGATGAATTTATCCGAAAAGGCAACAAAGATAGTTTTAGTATATTCTAAATAACACTTTTTATAAATATTGAGTAATTCAATAGATTAAAATCTTGTTATTCTTAGAAGGAGATAAACAATGGCATTTCAAGTATCACCTGGAGTAAATGTAAGCGAAGTAGATCTTACTACTGTTGTGCCTGCCGTTTCAACAACAACTGGAGCGATAGCTGGACATTTTCGTTGGGGACCTGCTGATAAGAGAGTACTAATCGACTCAGAAGATAGATTAGTTTCTAACTTTCACAAGCCTAACGCAAATACAGCCGATGACTTCTTTACGGCAGCCAATTTTTTAGCATATGGTAACTCTCTAGTTACAGTGAGAGTAGTAGATAGTTCAGTAGCGAAGAACGCAGTTTCTGGCTCTGCCGCCGCCTACATCTCAAACGATGACTATTATAACGAAACATATTCACACAACTCAAGCAGTGGAGATTGGGTTGCAAGATATCCTGGTATATTAGGTAATAGTGTAAAAGTATCTGTATGTCAAAGTAAGGCGGCTTATGAAAGCACAAGTACTTTACATACTCACACATATTCAATAACTCAAAACACAAAAACTCTAGTATTCAATAAGGACTCAATATCACTATCTACTGACTTTGTAGTTGGTGACATACTATTATTGGGTACAAACCTAGAACAAAGAAAAATTACAGCAATATCTGGTAACAATATCACACTAGACAGTAACTACACTGGTGATACACTTACTAGAAGTGCTACTGCAATTACAAGAAGATGGGAGTTTTTCAACTCATTCGATCATGCTCCAACAACTACAATTTCTTCTAATACAGTTAACTCAACAGGAGATGCAATACACGTAGCAGTTGTTGATGAAGACGGAGATATCACAGGTACAGCAGGTTCTATGATAGAAACTTACTCACATGTGTCAACAGCGTCTGATGCTAAAACTGAGCAAGGTGGAAATAACTTCTATAAAGATGTTATCAATCAGAACTCAAACTGGATATGGTGGGGAGCCCACAATGCAAGTTTGACAAATGCTGGACAAGAAGCTAAAAAAGGCAACGATGGAACAGCAGGTTCTGGTGTAGCTTTCGGTGGTGCCACTAAACCAGTAACAAATAGCTTATCACTAGGTAAAGATGGTGGTGTACCTAACACAGCCGCCTATACCTCAGGATATAATCTATTTAAAAATTCTGACGATGTAGACGTATCTCTAGTTATGGGTTCTTCTGCCGATACTACGCTTGCTACACATCTAATCAATAACATTGCTGAACATAGAAAAGACTGTGTTGCAGTAGTGTCACCTGAAAGAGCAGATGTAGTTAACAATGATAGTTACGATGGAAAACAAGCACAAGATATCATAACATTCAGAAATACATTACCATCATCTTCATATGGTGTTATGGATTCAGGTTGGAAGTACATGTACGATAAGTACAATGATGTATTCAGATATGTGCCTCTAAACGGAGATACAGCTGGACTCATGGTACAATCAGACTTGACAAGAGATCCATGGTACTCACCAGCTGGATATAACAGAGGTAATGTAAAGAATGCAGTTAAACTAGCATTCAATCCTTCAAAAGCAGATAGAGATGAACTCTACAAAAGTGGTGTAAATCCTGTAGTAACCTTTCCAGGACAAGGAACAGTTCTGTTTGGTGACAAGACAATGCTTACACAACCAAGTGCTTTTGATAGAATAAACGTAAGAAGACTATTCATCGTACTAGAAAAAGCGATTGCAACTGCCGCCAAGTTTACATTGTTTGAATTTAACGATGCATTCACACAGTCGCAGTTCAAAAATCTAGTAGAGCCTTTCTTACGAGATGTTCAAGGACGAAGAGGTATTACAGATTTCGCAGTTGTATGTGACGGAACAAACAACACAGGTGAAGTGATTGATAGAAATGAATTTGTTGGTGACATCTATATCAAACCAGCACGTTCAATAAACTTCATTCAACTTAACTTTGTAGCAGTGCGTTCTGGTATAGAATTTTCTGAAATAGTAGGAAAAGCAACATAAATAGGGAGACAGGAGAAAAAATATGGCTTTTAACGTAAACGAATTTGCTGGCGCCCTAAAATCAGGTGGTGCAAGAAATTCACTCTTTCAAGTAAATATCACCAACCCTATAAACGGAGTTGCTGATGCTACTGTTCCTTTCATGTGTAAAGGCGCTCAAGTGCCTGCCGCCACGTTAGGAACAATCGAAGTACCATACTTTGGTAGACAAATCAAAGTTGCAGGAAACAGAACTTATGCTGAGTGGGCACCTACTATCATAAATGATGAAGACATGAGTATACGAAATGCAATGGAACAATGGAATCATTCAATTAATAGCGTTCAAGGAAACTTGAGAGCTACTGGTGGTTCTGCTCCAAGTCTATACAAAGCTTCAGCACAAGTTACTCAGTTCTCAAAGACAGGTGAAATTTTAAGAGTGTATGATTTTGTAGGATTGTACCCATCTGAAGTATCTACTATAGATATGGCGTGGGACGCTGAAACAATCCAAGAGTATACTGTTACATTTCAGTACGACTATTGGCAAGTATCAGGCGGAACTACTGGTAACGCTGGCGGAATTTAAAC